CTCCAGCTAACTAGTGCCGCCAGATCCTTCACGATTCAAAATTAACCCTATATTCCGAAACCCAGAAGTAAAAAAAGTAAACGAAGAGAGGGACTTTGGCGTCTTTATTGAAGCTACCTCTTCGAAAGAAACAGAGCCAATGAAGATCAAATAAATCTTCCGAGCACACCAGCCTTTCACCATATGTGGAGACGACCTACTTGGAATCTGGACACCAACTTTCGCGGAACATTACAGAAATACAGTTGTGCGAATGGGTGGACAATTTTCAGTCGGCAAGCATTACGAATCTTCGCGATTCGGTGTGTTCACAGAAGAGATCTTCGAAGTAAAGCAACAAATTTCTCGGAGAAGGACACTAGTCCAAGTAGCAGAGAAATTCCCCCCCTTAGGAGCCCAGCTTCCGAAGAAGCCATTAACCACGGTCGCAAGTCGATCGATCGCGGCGTTAGAGGAAAAGGCGAATAGGGAGGACCCACAACCCCTCGGGTTTAGGTTAAAGTTCATGACTAAGCCAAAAATAGAGACCTAGTTTGCGGGTTGGGCACGTTGCTTTCCGATAAAGTCCTTGGTTGGGAAACCGGAATGGAGGGATAAACCTGATAATAAGGATCCCACGGTTCCCTGGTGGCAAATTATTGGTCCCGCGGCCGAATAGCTGATCAAAGATCGCCCATAGTGTAGATAACTGATCACCAAGCTGTTTTATAAAAACAATGCTGGTGTTATTCAATGGGCTAGGCAGCGAAAATTGGAACCATTTGCTCCCCAATGCCTTGGCGGGCTATCACTACCCCCAAGGATCAACCAGGACAGAATGTTAGGCTCTGCACATCCGATTGTCTAAGATGGTCTACTCCTATTAGCTAGTAGAGCGCCGAAGACCTGGTAGGAAGAATCATTCTTCCAGAACCCATGGTCGGCAGATCTTCGCAATTAAGCAAGGAGGAGACTAGCTGGTCCAAGTGGGGAGTATTTAGAAGGACACAGAGTCCTAGAAATCCGTAAAGGAAGAACTCCACCCCCAGGATATACCAGCGTAGATAAAAACCCCTCTTAATTCTTATAATCGAGGGTAGACAAGGATGTTTACAGTTTATGGTCTAGAGGGGCCAAATTCCAACTACAGGGAAAGGCTCTCCCATCTCCGTTTAAAATTGGACGACAGATCCGACGAGAAATATCCATTCTCGGTAAGATGCTACCAAAACCTATCGAAGTCTCAGGTATTCTTTTCAGAAAAGCACAGATCGACGATAAGTTATTTAACCACTTCTTGACTCTTGCTAAGGCCTCGAACCTTCGTAACGCACGTCACACCGTTTCACTCGCTCCTAATTAAAGGGGACGGGATGGGATTTCCCAGCTTGCGGTGCCGCCAGATCCGTTACGATTCTAAAGGCTTTACGAAAGAGAATTAGAAATGGTTAGGTAGCAAATCCCTCAAGAAATAAGGGCATAGAGAAGAAGGATGTTCTGGACCTAGATGGAGAAGAAATTCCGAGAGAGAAGACAAAACAGATTTGTAGCAATTCTCGGTACCATCACAGAAGATGTCCCAACAGAGATC